TGCCGCGCGAGCGGCAAGGTAGGTTTCTCTTTGAGAAACCCGAGTGCCTTAGAAAAGCACCCATCGATGGAATGTTTGTTGAATTAGGTAGGGGTTTCCCCACCCTATCGTTTATTTTTCAACTCAGTCTCTTCATCATTGGATTTTCTCTCTTCATTGGCCTAGTTAGCTAATGAGGTAGTAACCCATACTACGAAACATCAAGACACGTCGTCTATCCGGAAAAAGATAGACAGCGACGCCAGGCGTAAACCTGGTATGGCTGGATGTATCGAGTTGGATGTTGAAACCTTCGAGTCCCTCTTTTTAAAAAGAGGGTACTTCTTAGGTGAAAACAAACTTGATCGGGTTCTGTTAAGTCTTCTACATCTAAAAGATGTATGCCTCCAAGAGGAGTACCTCGGTGTTACCTATTTAATAAATAGGGAACATTTTGGCAAGAAGACAAAACAAGAATCAAAACTAGTGGCTTACCGTTATAAGATTGAGCGGATCGAAGAAGGATTTTCCTTCGTACGATTTGCTCTCCGTTACGGCGTGCCACTGGACACAATCAATGGAATCTTTCCTTTGGCCTTTAAACAGCCAAGGTTAGTATTCCACTCTCTAAAACTTTCTTATGCACTTTATCTAACATTGAAGATGTTTCGTTTGAAAAATCTTAAGTGTAATCAACGTGTAAGGAGTAACTTAATGTTACCCCTCCCGGATAATCTCCTCTCGGCTATTTTTCTTCAGATCTTTTCAGAATTGAAGAAGAAGAACCTTTCGGAGTCACAGTTGATTAAGTGCGTGAAAAACTCTCTTTGCCTCATGGTTTCTAGATCTCTTGAACAGAATGAACTACCTGAGGGGGACTCAATCGTTCTCTTTCCTCCAGATGTCTGGAAGGAAATTAAGAACTTTTTGTCCCCTGAAGGTTTAGTCCGCTTCTGTTTTTCCTGCCTACAGTCCAAAGTGTTGTGTGAAGAAGTACCCGAAGAATTCATCTTGGATACTCTCATTAAACACAGAGACCAACTCTCCTCACCTCATCGTGGTATCTCCCTGGATGTTTTAAAAAAACTCCAGGAGAGAGGCCGTGAATTTGGTAAGAAAGTAAAAAAGTTTTATCGCTTTGATCGAGGATTTTTTCCCACGAATAAAGCGACCTTTGCCTTTCCTCGAAATCGAGGTGGGGTTAAAGGTGACTTGGTTTATAACAATTGTCTAGTGGATCTCCCCCCAGGGGAAGATCCAGACGATCGTATTGAACCGTTTGTCATTGGACTTTTTGGTCAGCCTGGACAGGGGAAGAGCTTGCTAATCTCGCGAATTGTCGCGTTATTGAGCTCGCTTTTTCCCGGTGTAAAAGGAAAAGATCTAGTCTATCAGAGAACCTGTCATGTCGATCATTGGGATGGATATAACGGCCAACCTATCACCATTTTTGATGATTTAGGCCAGGCCCAGGACGGAAGTGACATCAAGGAATTTCAAACCTTGGTATCATGTTGTCCTTATGTCCTACCAATGGCGGAACTCAGTGAGAAGGGAATGAAATTCTCCTCATCTTTTATCATTACCACCTCCAATATGAAATATAATCAACGATTGGACCATGTCTATAAAAAGACTGGCTCACCAATTATTGACGATGTTTCTTTTTGGAGGAGATTCCACTATCCTGTGTTTTTGGAGGGTGACAAGGCGTTTACGCTAAGGTCACCACCCGACTTCTCAAGACCCGGTGGAAAACTTTCAGAAGGTTGGATGGATTATGCTGTCACTGACGGCACCTATCTATCTATGCCTACAAAGTTAGAAGAAAGATTAAAGAGAGAATCGTTCGATTCAATCTGGGTTCCTGTTGACTTCAGGAACTCTGAGGAGTTACTTCTGATTTACAACCAGAGGCGACTCTTCCATGAGAACACTCGCCGTAATTGGCAACAGAAAACCGTGAACGGAGAGGAGAAAGGGGAATCTTTAATTCCATTACTTAAACACACTGGCGTTCCTGAATCAGTCCTTAACGGATTAAATCAGGGAGGGGTTTCTAGAAAAGGTCTCACCTTTTCTGCATTTCCACCTCCTGGACCTTTACCGGTCCGGGTGGTACCGATCGTTGAACCTTTAAAGGTTCGAACAATCACTGCAGGAATAGGGGAGACTTTCTGTCTGAAACCTTTTCAACGCGCTATGTGGGAAGCAATGGGACTAGAACCCCAGTTTGTCCTCACCCATGGAACTAATAATCTCAACACCGCTGTAAAGCGGTTACATGATTCTTCAGTTCCGGGATCCGTTTGGATTTCTGGAGACTATTCTGCCGCGACGGACTCATTCGCGATCGAAGCTTCGAAAGCCCTTTTACAAGGGATTTTGGAATCTATTGATCATGAGCCGACAAAACGGTGGGCAATGAAAGAGATCTCTCCTCATCTTTTGGTCTATCCTGGATCGTCGGGTTTAACCCCGGTACTTCAGGAAAGTGGCCAATTGATGGGAAGTCTTCTCTCATTTCCACTATTATGTCTCCTTAACGATTGTACTGCTCAATTCAGTGGTTTAACACCAGATCAATATTTGATCAATGGTGATGACATTCTGATTCGAGCCCCGAAGAAATTCTATCCTATTTGGAAGAAACAAGTCCAAGAATTTGGTCTTGAGTTATCCCTAGGAAAGAATTACGTTCATCCGAGATTTGGAACTGTAAATTCACAGTTGATCTTAGATGGTGACGTAGTTTCTTCAGGTAAACAACGTGTTTTGGATCGTCGTTCGGAAGTTCTCGGCGAGTGTTTGAGGGATTTGGAATTACATATGTTGTCTACTCCATCCAGTGAAGTTCAGGAACTCTTCAAGAGTGTTAATAGGATGAAACTATCAAGAACCGTACGGGACATTTCTGTCCCTGTTAGTCATGGTGGTTTATCCTTCTCTTGGGGTCCTGAAGCTCTGACAAAAAAATCAAAAAGAACACAGATTTTGTGTTATCTTCATGATCTTTTCGTCCGAATGAAACCGACAACAGATTGTATTTCTGTTCCCTACTTATCGACAAGAGAGAAAATCATTACTGAAATTTGTGAGCAAGAGCAGGCTTTTAATGAGGTCGTTGATTCCAAAGTGTATCATGAAGATTTTCTGACAATTAAGGATATTTCCTTAGTACAGAAAAGGTGCATGACACATTCCAATTTGAGGAGACTCTTATTGGACCAGGATATACGAACTCTTCCAAGCCTTTGCTTTATTCACACCTACCAAATTCCTTGTAGAGACAATAAGATAAGAAAAGAACTCCAAAAGGAGATCGATTCTATGTTTCTTGAACGTTTCTTACAGGGAGGCGATAGTTTCAGTTATGAAGTTTTTAGAGAGGAGTTTCTGAAAAAGATGTCAAATCTTCCTTGTTCAGCGACTTCAGTTCGACATATCGTCGAATTGATGGATCTGAATATTAGAGAAGATTTTCTTCAGTATGTGAATTTAGACTTTGTATCAAAACCTTTTGATCCTGAACTCTTTAAAAAGGGTTTGGGAGGGGCACTTGCCCCAAAGGAATTTGATTTGCCAGAATTCACTGACTTCGTAGATTTTTCTGAGGAGGTGATCCAATCGTTCAATGAACTATTGGCTAACCCCCAGTCAGAAGAGTCCAAGGAGAAACCGAAGAAAGTAGATTTCACCCTTCCTCGAGCTCGTAAGGTTAAAATTAAAAAATTAAACCAGAAAGCGATTGGAGAGATTGCAAATGGCAGTCTCCCTCCGAAGAAGAAAGAAATCGAAATGACAGGAATTTCAGAAACAAAATGATTGTGTACCGATCATATTCAACCGGTGCAGCAATTGTGAGTTGCAGTTAGTAGAGAAATCTACCATCACAATTGTAGGTCGTAAGACCAAG